TGGATACGAAATGAGTGAGTGTAAAATCGCTCCCAGCTCTGTAGTTAATATTGAACTGGTGTCGTCTATTAGCTCCGACGTAGAGATGGTAAAAGAACCGATGCTGTCTTTCCGCATCATCGGAGCGCGCGTATCCAAAGCGCTCCTGACTGTACCATGGTAAAGATAATTCGCTGGTGCCCGTGACCTGCATGTTAAGGTACTCGGAACCAGCCGGTTCAGTGTGGAAGAAGGGGTCTGTGGTTAAGGCCGGTGCGGGAGTACGACCATCCACACGTTGAATCATGGCCCACGGCATCCCCTTGTTAAACCTTCCACAATCCTGGATTTGAAGATCGATTCCTCCCCTCACACAAGCAAACATCTTCATGTAGTACTCTAGTAGGTGCTGTTTGTACAATATGGAGAGCATGGGACTTTCCTGTCCGATAGAGTTGTAAATAATCTGGCGCGATTGAGATTGCGGGATGTGGGGTATCAGTACAGCATAAGAGCCCACTCCCGGATTATTCGTGGGGGTATTATTCACGTTAGTGATGCAACTCATAAACGTGTGAAATATCGATAACGGATGCATGATGTCAGTGTGCACGTCTTGTACGAAATCGTTGGCAATGCCTGGGATGCATCTGGGACCATAAGTTTCCGACGAAGAGGCATCATTGGGAGACATCTCATTCTGGTCCTTAATTGCCGTTCTAATAGCAGTTTGATCGATAGATATGATGCGCGCTTGGAAAATATTAACAGGTTGCAAAGGTGGTGCATATATATAAGCGTTCGGGTCCCACGGGACTGAGATAATGCGTCGTCTACCGGCGGCTTGCCTGATCAATGGATAATCCACTCCGCCTGATCGCAACAAGGGCGGGATGGGATCCGTAGCGTTAGTTTGCGCTAGCGAATATTGTATGCACAATCTGGACAAAACCGGAGCGGCAGGTGGAGCAAATCTCACTACAACTCCACCACGCCCAATGCTATTCTGATTGCTGGAAACCGTAGCTCCGACAGGAGATGTTACTCCGGGTGCCGCGTCGAGGAATTGAATAAAAGACGTTAGCGGGAAACTACTTCTTGCCGGAGTAGGATCTATCTCATAGTTACCCACCAGGAATCTGGGCACTTTGTGCGCAATGAGTTCGACCTGGAATCGATTCGAAGCTGCCAGCGTGAAAGTTCCTTGGTAGAGCGAAGGTACATCCGCGACGGGAATGATGACGGAATCTGTCCCTGTGATTCCATCCATGGATGCTGAATCCGTTGCGAAAACCCCGCCTCGGGCTGTCACAGCCGTCATATTAACGGAAGTTGGGCCGGCAACGAAGCCTCTCATATTAATCTGGGCTGGCTCTTTCTCTGTGTATGGCGAATAATTGTACGTACCATTAGCATCCAAAATGACCCTGTTCCAGTCATCATCTGTGTCTGGATCATCATAAGTCTGATCCTGAAATGTTCGCCCTCCCAATGAAACGGTCTTCGTGGTGGACACAAATAGAGGGAAAGGGGTCTCACACAGCGTGACCTGAGCTGCTCTCGTTTGGTTGGCACTGATCGGAGGAGGAGCATCGTTACCAGATGGAGGATTGGACGCTATGACCCTTCCTATATCCAAAGCCGGCGGTATGTTTCGAGTCTGGAGACGTGTGCCAGCGATCATTCGTCTCAACAATGATAGCTCGTAATCCGTATCCATGGAAGCATAGACTAAAATCTGGACTTGAGAACCAAAACTTTTCGTTGGCGATTGTAAAGGGGACACAACCGACACAGATATCACCCCATTAGCATAGGGAACTGCTGAAGTGTAAGGGGTTGCGGAAGAATTATCGATTTGACTCATCCCGGTGATAGTGCGAAGGAATGAGGTGTTGGCTGCCCATCCGATCTTTGCACAATGCTCTGTCTGAGATCCTATGTCGATGACCGACGTATAATTCGTATTGTAACGGTCAAAATCTTTAGTGAAGACAGGGTCGTACGTAAACTTAAGACGACCTCTGTGCAATCTGGAACAAACAATCTCGAATCTGAACTTGACCGTGCCACGCCAGAATGTATATGGTAATCCTATGTAACACGCTGGTGTGACATGGTATTCTGCTGAAGCTCCCGCACCACGTATCCTGCCGTGGAAAGGTGAACATCTGTACGAAGCTAAGTGCGAGTCGCTTGCCGCAGAGACATCCCACACGAACGAATCGATCAGAGCTTCCCGTCCGCCCAATGCAGCGAAAGATGTTTCTTTAGTTGATGACCAGGCCACTGCTGGACTTCTGCTCAACTGAAGGGGATCTAGAGACAACGATTTGGCGCTCGTCCCGACGTTGGGACCATCGACAATCACTTCCTCATTTTGATCTATGACTGGTAAAGGTTCGTGCACCGTCGGCGTGAAAAGCTCTACGTCCTCAAATGATCCAAATATTGTGACTCGAACAGGCTCAACAGAGTCATTGACCACTCTCAGAGGTACTATTGCTGTTAAGGAGATCGAGCCTAGCTCGCTCATATCTCCGGCTACAACGTCCGCGAAATCACGCGGAAACACAAAAGGGATAGTAAGTTCCCCACCTTGCGAATCCCGCGGGGTGATATTGATTCTAGGTCGTTGAGAAATTTCGACCAAATCTTCGGTGAAACCACGTTCGAGTTGGATGTGGGCGTCCGGCAAATGTAACATGTTGTAAGACATCCAAGCCAAACCGTAGTGGAATTGCGTACCATCAACCATGACCTTGATTTTTAACTTGCCTCTGAAATGCCTGTAATTGCTGAAACGTCTAACTATGATAGGATCAGAGAACATCAGAGTCCATGGGTTAAATTGAGTGTCCGGTAAGGCTCCTTGCGCCCAAACGAACTCTCGCAGCTTGATTGGTCTCTCTACCATGCTGGTCACGGTGTCGGATGTTCGTATCGTACGAGTTTTTGCTGCAGTGGAATTTGGAACTGACGTGCGATCCACTGTCTCGTCGCTCGTCATGTAAATGATATTTTCTGTTTGATTTGAAATCCGTTGAGTGAATTCGGGGGCTGGATTAATCCCGCGAATATTGTCCTTTATACAAGAACGAAGCGGCATCTCCCTCCGGACGGAAGGGAAAGGACGTAATCGAGCGTTCTTGTAAGCAACTCTTGCTACCTGCTGGTTTGCTAGTCCATTCTGATCATTTAAAAACGGATCAGAGGGCGTCATGTTGCGTTCCGATGTGGGGAAACGCGAGATGAAAAAGTCAAAATTAGCATCGTAATCCATCTCTAATGTTTTTGCATGGATACCCAATCGATCGGCGGCAATGATAGCACTTTTCAATTGAGCCCTTCTTTCTTCGTACACTTCCCGTCCATGCAATGTGTACTCTTCCAATGCTTTCTTGACCGCATCGTGCTCGATTGTGATCGGATCCGTGTCTGAGGGCATAGCACAATGAAGGGACCTTAAGATAGAAGCCTCTTCAAGCGGTCCAACCAGTCGCTTTGCCTCTGGGTGCCATTTCACCCCTCTCTTACAGCATTGTAACTCCGATAAAGACATTCCAACCAGTCGATCATCCGTTTTGGATGCTCCAGTAATGGTCACCCCCTTGGCAGCGAAATACGCCGATATAAAGGGTAAATCGAACCCGAGCTCAGACGTCGACAAGACTGCATCATCGCCCACAGATCCCACTCTGACCTGAGTGTTAAAATCGGAGAGTATATCCGTTGCGCGTTTCAAGTCTACGTGATCGGTCCATAGTAGAAGGTAATCCATGTCACAAACCATATCAAAATCGGGTATGTCTAAAGACAACTTATACGCGAGAAAGGCTTCTCGCACTCGTAACTGGACTCCCCCAATATCGTTAATATTAATGGTCAATTTGTTACCGCTAGTGTTCATGTAAAACGAGCAGCATTCCCCAAACAAATTAATGATGGGTGCAGCTAGATCGCATCCTCGCGATCTCATCATCTTCGTAAACTCGGATGAGCCGTGCATCTCCTCTGTAACTCTAGCTAGCACTTCAAACACACTATAAATATCTTGATAGTTCATGCTTTGATCCATCTTTTTCGTGTCCATATCTAAAAGATTCGGTAGTGCATCAATGAAAGTCATTACCTCGTGCCAATCCTCCGACATCGGAGATATTCCTTCCCAGCATCCAGTCTGTAATGGGAATAAGCGAAGGTAAGACAATATCATCCCAAACAAAATTGTGTCTACCACATGATGGGCCATTGGTTGGGACGTTATTGGACGTCCGTAAAAATCGCCCTTCGCTAGCTTTGTGCATGCTATTGGTTCGTCCTTCAGAGCTACCTCTGTCCATCCGTGGCATGAGCGATTTTTTCCCAATTCTCTCATTATGTGCTCGACCTCCGCGCATAAGTCGTCTTTCATGCGTGGTTCCAAATCTACCGTGTCTACGACAGCATCTTGAGTCGTGATCGTCCGTGAATCATCATCCACTTCGAAATCAAACACCACGGAATCTTGATCGGGTAAATCCGGAAATTGCATGCCGAATTCCGTTTCATCTGGGTTGGCAGTAAACACTACGCGGGTTCTTTTCTTCCCGGGGTATCCGCCTCCACACGCAGTGGATAAATTCATTGGTTTGGCATACCCGTTATTGTACACTCCTCTAAATGCTTCACAATATGAAAGAGGGCGGATGATGATCTCATGAGACTTGAAAACTCGCACTATATCCGCTACGTAGTGGTTGATCACCGCTTCTTGCATGAATTTCCCTCTAGGTCTACCATTTCGTGATGCCATTTGAAGCAATTTGGCAGCGGCTCTATTCGTGTTCAAAGGAGGCCGCGCGTGCAGACGTGGCAACCCGACACCCTCCAAGAAAGGGGATAAGAAAGTGGTAGACACTTCTGACGCATGTTGAATACGGTCCTTAGAAAAACCATATACCGTGACTGAAAAAGGTGCGTTCACATCTTCAGCAGAGCGTAACCATCGCGTTGCTACTCGCGGGGATGGATCCTGAGTTCCCGGCTTTGGCATGGTTGCTATCACGTTGTCAAAGAGAACATTCTCATGGAAAAGTTCCGTCTGATCAACGGGAAAAGAATCCAGTGCGGACAAGATCAATTTTTTCGAGACAATGACAGAGTGAGACGTAAGATCACCGTATAAAGCGACATGCATGCCCACAATGACACATGGTGATGCTGAACGAATGATTGGTAGACCGCAATCCCCTACCTTAGTGGGGTACTGTAAAGGGGCGGAGAGGCCTACAAACGTTCTGTTGGAAGTCGCCACTCTGGCCACGGTTGGCAGAGTTGGTTGAGGAGGGTCAGATTGAAAATAACATCCGCCGGGATCTTTCCATGTCAAATCCATGTCATGATCAAAGTACTGGATAATAGACCTTATTGGAAGGCGTATGTTAATGAGGGCGACTACCATGTCGGTTTCATCTGGACCACTCATGATGCGTTTCATATGGGTGACGCAACATTTAACAGTACCTTGGCAATTAAGTCTGCTCAAGTTGATCATATCGCCCTCCCTGATTTCATCCAAGTGAATTGGCATCAGTAGAACGTTCGGCATAACAATTAGCGCTCGAATGTACGATGAAGTCGTCTTAACGATCGCTGAATGCTTGTTGAAAACGTTATAAACTTGTTCTCGAGTTGCAGTTCGCACCTCAGGGGGAGCAGTGGGGACATACACCACACGCTGTTCCCATTTATGGGGATTCCGCAGCCTTTCTTTCACAAATTCACTGGATACCGATTCTAGACCTCCGTTATCTATCACACCACACTCGGAGTCGACTTGGGGGGACGATTCTTCGGGAGGCGTTACTTTCTTGGATTCAGATCTCATATAGACGACAGCAGCCGTAGCTGCCGCTGCGAAGCCGAGCATGGCAACTAATTTACCGTCCCAATATCGAACGGGTTGACCATTGTTGCGGTTACGGTATACCATCCGTCGTGCGAGAAACTCTGTAACCGTACCCACACTACATGCCATGAAATACATGAAGGAGAAAATGACGAAAGCCACCGGGGGGTTCCACACGAACGGGAGAGTGACGCACATGGCAGTCTTGAGATTAAAAATGGACTGAAGCGAGGTCTTGCAGACTGATGAGACTGCTAGCCCAACCCAGTAGGTCACCCAAGCTGCAACTGTGAAATTGACTGCTAAGAGTAATGGGGAAGCACTTCCGATGACTTCTCCCACCAGGCCGAATTCCCTCCAATTCTGATCTTTTGGAGTATCCTCTAAGAAGCGATTATCGCTTAAAATCAGGTCAGACAAAGTGGTGGACTCTGCCAAACTTTTGGATTGGAATCTATCTGCCATCCTGTCTTTCAAATTCGAACAACAGCGTTGAATGCGTTGAGGTACAGTCAATGATTTCGCACTAGACTTGATTAACTCGGTTGGGCAACAAACAAATTCACTGCACAAACACCACTGTCTATGATTACCACAAGCGTAGCAGGATGGAACCTTGCGGGATAAAAGAATATTTTCATTATCTTTTTCTGACTCCCGTTTTACTTGGCGAGCTCGCTTCAACATGTATGCCAGCCATTGAGCATCATTCATGGGTTCTCCGATATTCGTGATGCGGATACCACTACTCTTGCCCGTTCTATCCCCTTTCACCTGCACGTCCTCCAATTGATACCGCTGAATGATATGAATATTCTGTTCTTGCATGGGACCGTCGGGCGTGTTAACATAAGGGATCTTATCAGGATCAGGGCGGTAATGGGATTCTCCATCGTACACCTTTCCATATATAGGATTGACTTGGATGTCGAAGAAATCGACTCTACGATTAACGGCCCCCACGCATTTAACATTCGTGGGTAGACCGAAATCCTTGACGTTGCAGGCAGTACACGCGCCCTTTAACCAATTGAACGTCTGTCCCTTGGTTTCCAAATCCGGTTGATTCCACACGTTTGGAGTAGTATCACACAGTACAGCTGTGTTGAAGAAGAGAAGGTTGGAAGCATCTTGCATTTCCTTATTATAATGCTCCGTGATGTTCATGAACTTACTATCGGACCTAGCGCCAGTATGCCATCCGTTGGGTTCTTCGGTCGGTTTCCAAACGTGTTCAGGGTTGATGACACAATTGTAAGCTATAGACACCATCTTCATGACTTTCTCGGCCATACTGGTCTTTCCGATACCTGGTCCACCGTACAGAGCAGCAAAATACGGTTGAGCTTTGGGCTGCCTGGCCATCCTATATATAAGAACTTTATTCTTCATGGAAATCGCAGTAGAGAGGAAAGTGGTATAAGCTCTCATGGCCTGTGGTTTGACTATTCTCTTCTCCACAATTATCTCGATATCCTTTGCTAACTTGACCACGTCATTCTCATATTGTTCCACAGTGTACCCAGTGTTTTTAGGATCTAACACATCCAGATTGCCGGCTTTATATGTGGGGAACAAACCTTGCAAGCGAGCAACTCTCAGCTCGATATTCAAAGGATTCACCAACAATAGGTACTCGTGACCGGTGTATATCGTACTCATTATCATGAGAGCCGTGTCAGCTATAGTGCACACGCGTGAAATCAGGGAAAGCGTGTCAGTCTTGTGAATCTTGGTTGCTCGGTGGAGGATCTCTTTATACAACTTGGATTCAGGAATCGTTTCTGTATCATACATCATGAACACGGCCATGCATACCACTTGATCAACGAAATGAGCTAACGGAATATCTGCGATCTTTTCTTCGAGACCAATACCGATACGAATGGCACTTCTGACATCATCGAAGACGTTTTGATCCTCAACTGTCTGAGCATCATAGATTAGCGATTCTAGGTACTCTGGAATAGTGGTTCCAACGTGCTTAATAAGCAATTCCATCATCCTTGGGGTAGAAGTGTAAGATAGCATCCTGGCCGTAGCTACTATGACGCCGTTCCACGTATCGCAAGTAGAAAGATCCAGTACGTAAGTGATAAATTTCATTGCTGTTGACGCGAGTTCTGCAGTTTCTGAAGGCTGGCGTTCAGAGGCCATGATCTCGATCTGTTTCAGTTGACTCTCATGTATTTCGGGAAGTAATTTTTCAAACCAACCCTTATACGCAGATAAAGTTTTTCCTTTCTTGAGAGGAAGGCTTTTAAACCGAGCCTCATAAGATTTTCTAACAGGTGAATTAGGCGTTTTCATAGCTTTATTGAAGTGGGTCTGATTGCATCGAAATTCTTCGCGCACCAAACTTTGTACTACAAATCTCACGATGTCCTCAGCGGTCGTGTCACGGTTGATGGTGTTTGAGAATTTGAGATCAAAACACTTCTGAGCGTAATCTTGCTCTACGAACTCAAAATCGACGATCGAAAAGAACTTATCACCAACCCATGTGAGGGCGGCATTTTGATCCTCAATTTCCGCTCGAGGAGGATTGCGTTTTGCCTTTGCTATCGCTTGATTCGCTTCACGCTTGGCTTTCTCCAACGATGCCTGCAGGGCCTGAATCCTGTTACGCTGATCCTTGATCGTGCGTCTAAATTCGTGTTCTTCACGCCTTTTTCTGGCCATAGCTTTGGAATTCGCATATTCTTTCTCATTCTGATCTAAAATGAAATAGCGCATAGCTTTTCGGGTTTCGTTAGACGATTTAAGAGTTTTCACTCTCGTTAACAGATAATCGCGTTGAAGCTCTTTAGCCTTCTCATACTGGCTGATCCATTCATACTCCGAATCACGCATGAGGGATTCAGAGTTGAAGAACGCTGCTCTCTCGGCTTTAAAATAGAAATCCCAGTCGCTGAGAATTTCATCAAAAGAATCTTCCTTATCGGGTCGTTTCTTTTCCGATTTAGAATATGAACGCAACGGATACGAGTCCGTCACGCAATCTAACATCGCATCAAAGCTGTTTTCTCCATCATCCTCGAAGAAGGAATGGGGGCAGCTGAAGAATCCAAACATTCTGGCTATAACATTAGGAGTCTTGGGTTTTACTTCAGAAGAAGTTTTAGCTTTACGCTTCGGGAAAATAAACGCGGTATTCATTTTGGAAAATAAGTTTGAACAGTTAATTTGATTAAGTGTAATTTTCATTGGGAAAGGTAAAAGCGTCGAATTCTTATTATTTGGGCTGCTACATTCGGTATAGCAGGTGGTATTGTGTGGGTGCCGATCCCAAGCCTACCTCTTCTATTTCTTGGCAATATTTCCTAAAGGAAGCCTTCGGGTAGGTAACGTGTACGTAGAGTGGAACGTCACGCACCTCCTTCTTTCCAGATCGTTTTGTCTTTTATGCTTACTATGAAAAGGTCTGCCGCTGGATTTGGGTCTGACCATAGTTCCATTATTATGACAAAACGTTCATTAATCCCTAATCGATTGGTGATCGATTAAGGTCCTTAATTATCCTCGGTTGTCATTATTCAACCAAGCTTTGTGAGATAAACTACTACAGGGGCGCTTCCCCTTAAGAACGTCAGCTCGTACTGCGTTCAATGCATAGTCTTTAGGCTTACCAGGCCCGTCACTCACACCAAGCGGGTTCAATAAATGAGTGCTAAAGAAGACAATTTTATTTTATATTACATTTTATTTTGAAGATCGAAGGAGCCTCGCGGCTTTACAATATCGCGACTTCAACATCCCAGTGGGCTTCACCCGACTCGTAAGATGATCATCCGTACTGTTCGATTTCTACGTAAAAACAAGCGGGATACCAACCCCGTTGAAAATAGTTTAATTTACATGCGTTTTATCGCTTTTTATTTGATTTTATATAAGCTCACATAATGTGAGGCCTGTCCCACAGGCTTCCCATACGGGGATGTGACATGACCAACATGCTTCTCCGAAGAGGTTATACCTGATCCTACAGGCTTCCTCGAAAGGGATTGTGTCGATTATAAATAATCTCTTGATTGGAGAATCCGACGGGACTCCAAGCAATCTTCGTAACTCATCGACATAGTCCACTATCACTTCGTGGAGGTCAGTTTAACTGACATAATGATCGACGGATCACTCATTTTATAGAGGCCATCGTCCCAAATACGTCAGTGCTGAGGCACTCGACGAACGTAGCTTTCTATAGTTTTCCCACATTTATCTTGTGGACACGGATTCATTTATTCAATGTTACCGTCGTTTTGATTTTTGCTCAAGAAATATCGTTTTCTTGTTAAAAATAGGCAATGTTACTGCCTAAACTCGTGGTTAGAGTTGAATTGGAATAAGCGCTGATAAACGCCTCAATTCTCTTTAAGTACACGTGTGTCTTAGCTTATCAAAGGCTAAGACGTCTCTTACAGAATTTAAAGAATAAATTCTGCCTCGTTCGTAACAAATTCGAACAAGT